TATCTTGGGTACCATACTTCTCTACTAACTGAGCCTCTCTTACTGAAACCTCATTAGCGTTCTTATATAATACATCTTCATCCCAAGTAAAATTATACTCTAATTTATCTAACTGTTCAATGGTAACTTTATCAAACTGAGAGAAATCTTTATCAGTCTTATGCTCTGCAAAACGTTGTCTAATATTCCTATTAGTAAAACCTACATAAATTGGTTTACCATCACCTTTAATTAAATAAAAACTAGATACAATCATTTAGTGTCCTCTCTTTTTCTTTACTACCTCTATATTATATAATAAAAAAAGACCTTAGTCAAGGTCTATCGCACATTTTTTATATATATCCCAAGCTGGTGTTACCCAATCTCTCATCTCATCATAGCTACCAGATTTTGCTTCTTCAATATTATCTGTCCACACTGGATTACCAAATAAATCTATACGCATATATACAGTATCACTAGCATCATCTTCTCTGGATAAGACATATTCTTCTTCCTCATAAACTTTAAATTCTACTTCATCACTACCAGCCATATACATTAGTGCTGCTTTTTCTTCTTCACTAGACAGGTCATTGTCGTTTGAACCAGTTGCATTAAAATCAGTGGGATTTCTGTGCATCCAATTCAAAGGATACCTTTGCTCTCTTAAGAAATTCAATTCTTTCAATTGTTCTTTTGATACGTAGTAAGTCTTAGTCATTTTTTCTTCCTCAATAGTTTCTTTTTGTTCCTTCGAAACAGATTCCTCTTGTGAGTCTTCTTTGATGAAATCTACTTTTGAATTCTTTTTGTTCACAATGTAGATAAGTAAATTATCTCTAAGGAAGTTGTCATCATCTCTAACCTCAAAACGGAAGTAGTCGTTCAATTCTGCAAAACCTTTGGGGTCAGATTCAATTATTCCTGTCATTGTGTTAGGATAATTCTTGAATCTTTTGATTAAATCGAAGATGCGGTCTGGTACAATTAGTTGTTTTTTCATAATATTTTCCTCTTCCTTAATTTTCAAAATTATAGTAATGATGGGCACAAACACTTACATAAGATTCATTGCCACCAATTTCAACTTCATCCCCATCATAGACAGGACTTCCATTTACTAATCTAATATTACATGTCGCTTTACGTTCACACTTGATACATGTTGTTTTTATTTCAATAATTGAATCTGCGCTTTCTATCAGAGCCTTAGAACCTTCAAATAGTTCATTTTGGAAATTCTTCAATAGACCGTAAAACATAATTTGAATTTCTAAGTCTCGTGAAACACGAACCAACATTTTGATTGTATCCTTAGAAAAGAACTGAGCTTCATCAACCAATATTGCACCAACGTTTGACTCAACGTCATCAGTCAAATAGACTGCTTTCAACAGTTCTTTCTTGATTAACGCACGGTTTGTTTCATTTGCATCTATCAGTATATCAGCATTGTCTTTGATGCCTACACGCGATGCGATAACACGCTTTCCACTACGGTCTTCCATTGCTGGCTTAATTAGAACTGTTGTCCTTCCCGATGAAATATAATTATAGTTCGTCATTAGTAGCTGAGCTGTTTTACTACTATTCATGACACCATAATTGAAAATTACTTTACTCATTTGAGTTCCTCCTCTTTACTATAAATAAAGTATAACATAAAAAAACAACTATGTCAACACATAGCTGTCAATTTTTTTATTTAATTTTTACCACCAGTTGTTAGCAATCCAGAATGCTTTTGCATTTTGCCATGAGCCATAACGGTTATGAGCATACTCATCTGCGGCACGTTCTTGACCTTCTGGTGAAGTTCCGTACTTCAAGTTAAACGGCATCAATTGATACTTGCCGAAGGCTCCAGAGCCAGTCGAGTTAGAGATTGTGTATGAACCACCTGATTCATGTTGTCCAATCCATTCACGAGCTTCTTCTTCTCCACCTATTGCTACTGGTACTGGTGCAGGTTGTGTAGGTGGTTGCTGTTCCACATGAGGGATAACAACTTCTGCCTTTGGTGTTTCTACGACAGTTGTCGGCTTTTTCGTTTGTGTTGTAACAGGGTTAATGTCAAGCTGTTCACCTACATAAATTAGATTGATGTCCTTGATGTTGTTGTCAAGAGCAATCTTTTCAACTGAAACATTATGCTTTGCTGACAACGCATTAAGCGTATCTCCTGATTGTACTGTGTGGGTATCTGCTGAAACCGATGTAGCTCCGAACAAGAAACCTCCTGCGACTGCTAGTGAACCTAACACTAACTTCATGTTTACATTTGCGATATTGCTTTCTCCTATAATATATTCCACTTAGCGTTGACTCGTTTTACAGATAGACGACACAGCTACCATACAAGTACCGCTGACAATTAGTTTTAAGCCATCTCGGGCATAATTTGTTTCTACACTAATAATAACATAAGTCCGCCTTCATTGAAAGGCAAAACTTGCTTAAATTGTGCATCTGGATATTCTGCGATTAACGCTTCAAATGTGCGTTCAATCATATCTGGTGTTAATGGTGCGAAACCAAAGGCTTTAATCTTCAAGGGTTCGCGTTCTGGTGATGCTAATGCTGGTGACATAATAACCTCCTTAGATATACTCTCCAACGTATTTGTTCTTCATGATAGTACGGAAATCATACGTTGCGATTTCATCAATACTAATGAAACGTGTTGTTGCCATAGCAGGCATCAAGTTCAATGGGTGTTTAAAAGAGTCTCCATCATACACAACGACTACTGGCTTGTGATTGGCATACATATAGAAGATTTCACCAACGGTTCCCTCGTCAACATTGCCTGCCTCTAACACGGCAATAATAATATCTGAGTTATCCATCCCTGAAACATCATTTGCAAATGTATCCAATGCCCATTCACGCATATCTGGTTTGACAACACTGTCATCTTCAACCAATGGATTAAATCCATCAGCTTGATTCAACAACGGTAAATGAATGTGAGCTAACGTTTCGTTCTTCAACATGTTAGCATACGTAATCTTGATAAGCTCCTCTTGTCGAGGAGAGAACCAACCTTGAGCCGCATATACAGTTTTTGCACCTGCAACTGGTGTTGGTCGTTCAGTCTTACTGATTTGTTCTAACTCTTTAATTAAATTTGCTTCACTCATTATAATGCCACCGCCTTATCTTCATCTTCATTTTCATTTTCGATTAGTTCTGTTTCGGAATCATCTTCTTTTGGTTCATCCTTAACAAAAACCTCACGTTCTTTTTCAATAACTGTTTCAAAATGCAACCATGCTTGCATCAAATCTTCTTCTGTTGATAACACAAACAAATCTCGGTCAGTTGCTTCTTGACTCTTTGCAAATTGCAACAAATCTAACATTGTTCGGTCATCGCCAAACAAGAATTCCTTGAATGTATCAATCTCATTTTTAGTGAATACTACCAACTTTGAGTAATTGCCATACAGGTTATCAACAATAAGTCCTGCATCGTTCACGTGCATGTAGTTCGGCACCTTGTCTAATTCTCGGTACGCATCTTTAAAAGTATAAGCCATATTTATTTTACCTCTTTCATATTTTTAATTTCGGCTACAATCTTGTCTCGGTTGTTCGGCAAGTATTCATCAGCAAACCAAATCACTGATTTGTTTTCCGAGTTTTTTCTATCAAGCTCAGAAATTTCAGTCTGATTTAATCCGTTGTTTTCCATATATGCCTCACACATCCCTGCAAGTTCTTTCTCATTAATCATATTATACATGATTTTCAAACGAGATACAAGTACATTTGGATGTTTATAATCACTTTCCATTGTTCCTTTATCGTAAACAGGATAAGACTTTTCCTCTAGCTTAATCTTATTCCTATCTCGTCTGTACAACGGATAGATATATCTGTAAGTCTTAACCTTGAAAGGCTTTAACTTTCCTGCTAAGAATCTTATGTTCTTACCTAAGAAACCTAATGGTCGTTTAGTATTTTCTAGCGGAACCTTGTGGTAAACTTCGCCTGTATCAACATCTTCATAGAAAAGGCTTTCTGTGTAACCAAAATATTTAAAGTTAGATGCTTTATATATTGTACCTACACCGAGTCTACCATCAGCAAATGATTGAACGAAATGAATTTCAGGGTGTTCCTCTTTAATAATTTTAAACGATGAACTGATTAATATAGTTTCAGCATTATGTCCTAACTCATCACTAATCCACAGACGATTAAGTTCGATAACTGAATCTTTCCCTAAGTCAGAAACGTTGGTGTATGAGTTTGGATTCATTAGGTTTCCAAACACAGCTACACCTAACAATACGTCATCTTTGAAAACACCGATGTTAATTTTACCGAAAGATGTATTCCACTTTTTTGAGTAGTGGTTTTTAATAATCATTTCTTTGGCAATAGCGAAATCAACTTCTCGCATTACCAAAGTTCCTAACAATCGGCTTTCTTTTACAATTTCTATCCCCATATATTTTACGCTTTCTTTTTGCTTATTTACTATAAAACCAGTATATCAAATTATTTTTTACTTGTCAACCATTTTTTGTTTTTTTTATTTTAAAACGGAATTACCGGGAATACTCTTGCGTTGTATATACCTTTTTCTCGATTCTTAAGGTATCTAATTACATAAGACTTTCCAAAAATCTCAAATATGATTGTCACATCAGTTTCGTCTTCTTTCTCGGTGTCGATACTCATAGAGAACACTCTGAATGATAAGACATAATCAGGTAGATTGTCGAAACGTTGTTTAAGTTTTATCTTATCCATCTTAGCAAGGAATGCTTTGCAGAACTTCCCATTAGTTTCCATTATTGGGTCTGCATTTTCCAATGCTTCTTGATATATTTGTTCAAATGCCAGTTCCATGTTTACCTCTCCTTTACTATATAATTAGTTTAACATATAAAAAAACAACTGTCAAGGACAATTGTTTAAAAAATGAAATCTTCCGCTCTTTCTGGTAGGGCTGTTTTTTCAGTTGTGATTGCATAATCTCTCACAACAACTTGTGGAGACTTATCACCCCAATCATTCTTAGATGCTACACCAATAATATCTAGGTTAATTTTTGTATTAAATCCTGTTTGATTTTGTACATAGTCTATCAACTCTGAACCCGAAAATATAACAAAGTTTAATCCGTTAAAGTTGAACTTAACCACGTTGCCATAGTTATTGATGTTGGCTTTTTTGATTGGCAAAGATTTGAAGCCTAATTCAGGTTCCTTAACTGAGCCACCAAACAACGCAATTGAATCATTAATCAATCGAACTGGAGCCTGTGAGGTGTTATATTCATCATATAACCCATCAACAATAATAGAGTCTTGCGCAATATCCAATTCACTTCGAGTTTTTGTAAGCAACTTTTGTATGTCTGCTACCTTAAATTCAACACCTGATGCTTGCTCATGTCCTGATGCCGTTGCAATGCCTGTGCTATTAATCCAGCTACGTAATTCAAACGGTGTAGGGCATCTCATTGAGCCTGATAATACACCGTCATGTTCCTTAACAACAAACACTGGGGCTTGTGTGATACTCATGATTTTTCCTGCAATCAAACCTGTGATTGACTTAGAAATATCTTCTGGTATCTTTGCAATTACAACACCATCATCTTTATGTGAGATGTAATCAATGTTGTTTAGCGCTTTCTTAACTGTATCATCTTGTCGCTTTTTTACCTTAGCCAATGAATCATATTCAATCTGATATTCATTGAGGTTAAATACGCGTGGTTCCATCAACCCTGTGGCATAGTTTTTACGTCTCTTTGTAACCTCCACAGTGTCTGTTGACAATTCACTTGACAACGCAAGCAATAAGTTTTTACGTTCTGCCAACGTTCCGATACGAGCCACAGCATTTACAAGTGGTGCAATCTTAAATGACACCATGTGTACGCTACTTTCAAACTCGTTGAATATCTTTAGGAATTTGTGTGTTCCAAACAGCTCTAATCCTTTTTGTACGTAGTAACGTATTTCTTGTTCTGCAACATCAGATACATCTGTAATCTGACCGAACGCCATTAATGGTAGATAATCTGTTAACTCAATATCAGGCTTGTAGCTCGTATTTTCAGCAACGTATTTCATAAACATAAACACCATACCAGCACCAACAAAGTTCTTATTTACACTGCCATTAAGAGCAATTTGATTGTTCACAACGATTGCAGGTGTTTGTAGTGATTCTTCGTTAATAATGTGATGGTCTAATACAATAACATCAATCCTTGAGTTATGCAATGCCTTGTGTTGTTCAATATCATTTGAACCCGCATCAGGGACAAATACCAAATCGAAACTACGCCACAGAATCTCTTCTGTCATAGTTTCTAATCCATGACTCTTGTGTTCTGGTATAATTAATTCTAATCGTGCATCAGGGTTCATGTCCATAATACCTCGATACAACATTGCGGCTGATGCAAATCCATCGGCATCCCCATCAACCAAGATACCAATCAATTCATCCTTGTCAAACGCTTCTTCAAGACGAGCAAACGCCTTATCCATGTTATGCAAATTCTTTGGGTCTGTAAAAGGCAAATCAACACCTGATACGTCACGGTACTTATCAAAATCCTCAACACCATGATTCATCAATGTGTCTCTTACAATGTTACCTGTGTTGGCTCCACGCCTCTTTAAGTTTAATCCCTGAATGTTCATATAAAAATCCTCTCTCTATACAACTGCTCAAATACTGATTTTCCTTCATCTATTGGAGAGTCTTTTTCTTTTATTAGTCCGTCCCTATCCCACAAGATAGAAACTCTGTGCTTGTTTTTTAACTTTCCGAAAATTGACTGAACCTTTTGAGCATATATAATACTCTTTTCATCATTCATCTTTTCATACTCTTTATCTACTGCAACGACAACTTCTTCAACACCTAGTGAATCAATTAAATCAATCTGAGCGCTTGTAAGCATCGTTCCATTTAATGCAACCGCGGGTGATTCACCATAGATACTATCCATCAACAATACAGATTTCTCAGCTTCAAAAAGTATAATAACTTTAGAGCTTTGAATAACCTCTTTGTTAATGTTAATGCCATATAAGTTTTCCCCTGTTTGATAACGATAATCATCATTCCCTTTTTTGATTGGTGTATACTTACCGAACATATTGACAATATCTTCATTCAAGTTTCTGGCTCGTATCCCAACAAGGTCTCCTTTAATGTCGAAGTGGGGGATGATTATCCTGTTATCCATTATATCATACTTTATATCAAATTTCCTAATAGTTTTTACCGTGATACCCTCATCAATCCACGACTTATGTGGATAGTCATAGAATGTATTTAAAACAGACTTGTTGAACACCTTTAGGTCAACTTGTCGATGTTCCTTTTGTTTGATGCTAACCAACGGATTGAATGATTCTCTTTTGAAATCATTTGATTCTACGAACTCACCAACAACCTCATCAGTGATATGGTAGCGATTCTTTAAGTAGTTAATACTCTCAGACAGATTCTTATCCATTGTCTTTTCAACGAAAGAGATAATATCAAATGAACCATCTTGCGTAAAGCACATAAACTGTAATGTATCCTTATAAAAATACAGCTTATGTGAGTCACCATGATGGCAAACTGTTAGGGATTCTATATGAGTTCCTCTATCAATCGGCTCTGCACCAACCTCATAAAGCAAATCAAATACGTCAGTATATCCTATTTTGCTTTTTAATACTTGCAGATTCATATTTATACCTAGAAGTCAAACGCCTCGTCTTTCACTTGGCTTTCTTGACCTAAATTCCCTTCTGTTTCTGTAATGTAACTAATCAAGTTGTAATTAAAGTCTGTTACAAACAGTGGTTTCTCACGCATATTACCCATGTTGTAATCAGTCCAGATGATAATATCAGATGCGCCTGAACGATTCTTAAATACGAAATGACCGAAAGTTGGGATTCCTTGAAAACCACCCTCTTCTTTTTGGATAGCGGCTAGTTTCTTCAAATCCATTGGTGTTGGTTTAGCAATGATAATACCATAATCAGCCTTGTTAATCGTTGATGCACCACCACGTAATGCTCGTCCTGTACGAGACACACCAATGTTATCTTCATCAGCCAAACTGTTTAACTGAGTTGATGACAAGATGAACACATTGTATTTCTCAGCCATATTCTTTAACGAACGTGACAATTCAACCAAAACTTCATCTTCACGGATTCCGTTCTTGCCATAAATATCTTGGAAAGTACGTGCCAGCTTTGGTGAGTTTTGGATATAATCAAACACAACAAATTTTACGTTATACTTAATGATATATTCTTCAATAATCATACGTATATCTAATGCAGAAAAGTCTTCAATATATACGAAATACATTTGTGATTCTTTGATAATTGCAACTGAATGTTCTAGTCGTTTCTTTTGT